AATGTTGACACTGACATCGGCTTTCGATAAATCTTTTCCATGCAAACCACCACCAGTTACGGATTGTGCCATGTCGCTACCTAATTTTCGGTTCGTACACCCTACATCAACGTTTGTACCGCCCGTCCAGTCGCCAAGTGGGTTAATATCTGCGTTAGGGTAAAGTGCCTTTAAATCGCTTGTAACAGCGTTAGATTGACAAATAATCAACCTATCTTCATCTAAGATATACTTTCCATCATAAGGGGATTTTTCATAAATATCTTTCGCAATTTTTGATAGTTCTTTTTCTTCGCTCGTCAATGGTACTCCTTTGAATATCCCGTTATCCCCACAACGATATTCTTCACTTTGATTTTGTGATAAGTGAATGTCTTGTGGTTCACTAATTAAATGAATCTGTTGTTTCCCTGCAATTCGTGTTACAATTTTATCAACTTCATCAATATTAAACTTCTCTGAACTTTGAATAATGACAGTGCATAGTTCATATCCTATCAAGACCTCCACTGCTACCTTTGGTCTATCATTTTTCTTATATGCTAAATCTACAATAGCACCTGCAATTCTATCCGCTAATTTGTCTGGATGACTTGGGTTTACTTTTTCAATCATTTTTATTCTCCTCCTTATGTGATTTTATTCTTTCATTTGCAATGTTGTAATAATCTTTATCTAATTCAAAGCCAATGTATTGTCGGTTGTTGTTTAAGCAAGCAATTGCTGTTGTACCACTACCCATGAAAGGGTCTAAAACCACATCGCCTTCAACACTTTGCAAAATAATATCGGCAACTGATACATAGGCTTTTTCAAGTATCGCCATTTGTTCCTGATAAGTGAATTTGCTCATTTTTCACTTCCTTTCTACGAACGATTTAGAGCCGTTTTAAGCAACGTTTGATGTTGCGGGTGTAATTGGTAGGGTTAGTGGTTAAACCAATTGCTATAGGGCTGATTCTTTTTGTAGGAGACATTTTTTCTCTTTTGTAATCAAAAAAATTATTTGATTACTAATGTTGTTACAGAGCAACCAATAACTTTTGCAAGTAACTCAATTTTATCTAGAGTCAAACTTTTAGGATTTGTCTCCCAAATGTTATAAGATTGCCTAGTAATGCCTAATTTTTCAGCCACATCTTCTTGAGACAAACCACTTCTTGCTCGTTCTGCTTTGATATTGGCAGTAATATCGGCTTCTGAATAAAATTGCATCTTTTCACCTCCAATGAGACATATTTTCTCCCTTAACTGATTATAGTTTATAATGTTCGAGACATATTGTCAACAATTATTTTGCAAATTGTAAACAATTATTTTATAATTTGTTTGGGAATTAAAAAACCACTCAAGTGAGTGGCATCGAGGCCGACGTACTTACAGTACGCTTAACCGTTAAGTCAGTAACTCGATTTGACAGCGTATCTCTACCTGCACCCTTATTATGGGTTATTTATGGTCGATTTGTCAACACATTTTTAGCAAAATACAAAGTTTTTCTTGATATTTTGATAATAATACTTGCTAAAATAATGATTTTATTTACTTTTGGCCAAAATAAAAAAAGGAGCTTTTTACAGCTCCATTATCTCTCTGATCTTCTTCAGCTTCTCTTCTGCGGTGTCTCTTTGCTTTGTCAGAACTTCTTTCTGGGTTTCGTAGATTTTCATTGTTGACTTCAGGTCAGTGATTTCTTCAGCTGCTCTTCTGTAGAGCGTTCGATAATCCTGATATTCATCATCAGTTGACATAACACTCACCCAGAAGCCATCCCTGATGTTTGCCCACCTGTAGTCGTTGCCCTCGCTGTCTGCAACCATCTGAATCACATTATAGATTCCTCGTTTGCATAGTTCAGGATACGGCTCGGCTTTTGTGTCCGGGCTTTTTCTCAATCTCCTGGTATCAGAATTAATCTGCACCTGATGTTTTGAGTGGTCTCTTTCGACCGGAGCGGGATATTCAGCAAAATCGTGCCACTGCGGATTAAAATCAGGAGCAAAATCATATTTGACATTTGTGTCGCAGTACAGCTGCGGTAAAGGGTCAATGACCAGACTTCTCATTGTGTCATAGGTATAAGGCTTGTCTGTGGTTTCCGTAAGATAAAGATGCAGATGCTCCCCCCGACTTTTCCCGGTGGTTCCCATATAACCGATAATCTGACCTCTTTTTACCTTGTCTCCCGGCTTCAGATCAGAAGCCTTCAGCAGATGAATGTAGGCTGTCCAGAAGTGTCGGTCTCCGTTTTTGTGTTCGACATAAACACCATGACCTCGTGTTGAGTTGTAGTAGGAAGCCACAACCACACCATCGGCGCAGGCATAGATTTCCTGATTGGCATTTTTTCTCCAGCCGAGATCAACTCCGCTGTGCCCATCGATGCCCGGGCGGTCAGGTATGAATATGTTTGTGACCGTCACCTCACGAACGGGCATCCGCAGTATGTACTTACTCATTTTCTTTTTCTTTGTAGTAGTTAGCATTAGAAACACCAATTAGTGTTCCAATTAATACACCTAAAGCATTTAGTGTAGTAACAATTTCACTAACATAAGGCAAGCCCCAAGCATCACCTAAAACATTGTAAAACACTGCCAGTGCTGGAAGTGCGATTAATCCACACCATTTCAACACATCATACCATCCGTTTTTTAAAATCATCTTAAAATACCTCCTTGATTTCATTCGTCAATTCCCATCATCTTTTTATCAAACTTCTTGAACTGCTCTCTCATTTTCGGCTCGCCCTTGTCAAACCCTAAATGAATCAGCATTTCTCTTGTCGACTCCTTGATGGGAGTTACATCATTGTCTATTTTTTTTACCTGTGCCGACAGAGCCTTCACGTCCTGCTTTACTCCTTCAACATCCATTTTGACGCCTTCAATGTTTTTGTTAACATTGTCAAACTGCTCTTTTGTAGCCCTGTCGCTTTCCTCTTTGAAACTCTCAAAGTTTTTTGTAACGAAAGCCTCGTATTTGTCAGCCTGAGTCTTGTCTCTTTTTTCAAACCAGCCAGCACCCCATTTCAGCAGACCGATGACAGTGCCCACCACTGCTCCGAACTTGAGTATGAAGTCCGCCCACTTATCAATATCAATCATCTATCATTCCCCGCTTTCCAACAGAGCAACCCTCTGTTCCAGTTCATCTATTTTTGCATACAGTTTCTGTATCATATATGTGTTAAGAGCTATAAACTCCTCGTATGCCAGCACATATCTGTCCTTCTGCTCCCCGTTTTCCTCAAAACAAGAATGCTCGATGAGAGCCATTCCCGGCAATCCGGCTTCACTTATCGCCTGCTCTACTTCCTGGGCAATGAATCCGATGTGCCAGTTCGGGTCATCAAAACCGTCTTTTCTCATCTTGAACCGTTTAGGATTCAGCCTGTGAAACAGATCCTCGTATCCAGCATTCAAATCGTTTATGTATTTCTTTGCCCTCGCATCTGAGCTGACATAAGGTGCCTGCCTGCAGTAAAGCCTGTACCAAAGCTTGGCAGTGGTGCCCAGAGTCATCGTGTTGTTGTTTGCATTCAGATAGCCGGCATACGAGCTGTTACCATCTTCAAGCGTTACTCTTCCGCCGTATTTGTTTTGCAGATTTACATTCTTGCCGTAAACCGTGGTGTCGTAGTCAAAAGCCATGGTTCCGTAACCCAGCATCAGAATATTGGCGGCGCTCATTTGAAGAACGTCAATCCAGTTAGCGACACTGTCAACGCAGACTATGTTTCTGGCGTTTGACATAATCAGCCTGTTGTATATATATGCAAAGTGATGAAAAAACACTCTTTCATAAAAGGCAGAATTCATGCCCTTGACGTTGAATCCGGCTCCTGCCGCCTGCTCGCCCAGAGTAACCCCGACATTGCCCTGACGGTCATCATACAGGCTTATCGGCATCTTGCCGGTCTGCACAATAATCGACTTGGAATCGCTTCCCATAGCGGTGTTTCCGCTGCAGGTGATGGCTGTTATTTCCACAACTGCACTTGTGAACGAGCCTATCAGATTTTTTAGTGTTGTATAGGCAAGATAGAAAGTGGTGGCTGCGGACTTTTCGGCAAGAGTGTATTCGGTACCCTCGACTTTATATTTGATTGTTGTCGTATATGCCGGCACATACTTTGTCACGTTAATCGTGGCATTGCCTGAAGTAAGTGTTGATGGGGTTACCGCTATCTTGCTTATGCGGTAAATCGGCGGAAACTCTACCTGATTCTCCAGTGTGTTGGAAACCGCACTGTATGACTGATTGTCATCGTATCCGTGCCAGATTCCGTTTATCGCAAGACTCAGCTCTCCGGATGAATCGTGAGCGACATCGCCTGTCCACTCGGCAAGAGTGTATACCTGTCCGTAATTTGTATTTGGAATATACACTGTATCTTTTACAGTGCTTCCGATAGCTATTTCACTATACACACTCGGATAGTTTGAGTAGTATGACCTGACACACTTCATCCGATGCCTTATTGTAATGTTGGATTTTGCGGAAACACTGTCCTGCGAATTAAGAATTACATCGACATAGAAAAGATAGGCATTCTGATAGTATGACAGACCTGTGTTGTCGGCATTGGCATACTGCTGTGTTGTTATCGTCTGTCCGACCTGAATTTCAGCCATGTTTTACTACTCCTTCCTGTAAATATTTAAAATATTTACATTACTTCCTTCTTCAATGGCCCAGTCCTGGATTCCTAAGCCTTTATTACATTCAAAACGATTGGAAGTAGCCTCTGCTACCTTATTGCTGTCAACATACACTCTCATACCATCTGCTTTAAATGAGGTATAGGCACTCGGACTGAGACTTGCCTGATTTGTAACTCTCACTTCCTCATTCGCTGAATCAACCTGAAGATGAATCAGCTTGCTGCTGCTTTCATCAACCCGCTGAGCCAGTATTCCCAGAGAGCCTTCCTGCTGGTCAACTCTGATATTGACCGAAGCCAGTTTATCTGAAGCATTGTTTACCTGCTCAATTGTAGTGATTAACGTTTGAGCTAATGAGCTTTTAGCATCACCAATTGTCAGTGATATATATTTTTCAGTCAGAACATCAAAGACTGTCTTGATGATTTTGGCTTTAAAACTTATGCCAAGTGGCTGATAGATAACCGTTATCTCGTCACACAGATTTATAGTTTCGATTCCTACCGAAAACCTGTATTCGTCAGTTTTGGATAAATCAACAAAAGATATCTTGATGTTTTCCTTCGGCAAGCCCTGAAAAGATACATATTCAAAGGCATAGGCATTCAGCTTTTGCAAAGTCGGTGTATCTTCAAACTCTTCCGAGCAGTCCAGGACAACCGTTCTATTAAATGGATAATTGTTTTTATAAGGTGAATACTGAATATCACCGGTTAAAGTTGAAGTGCCTTCTGGATTAGTCCAGACAGGAAGTACTCCGGTTATGGTTTCTTCAATGTTTTCAGTGTAGTTCAAATCAGTAATATTTTTGCCATAACGAAGCTGAACACCATTATCAGAACCACGATGTAAAGTCACATAAATATCGTAATTATCCCATTTATACTCAATACCAGCGCTACCACTAAATGTCTGTAAAATAGAGCCTTCCGTTCCGCCTAAACACGCTCTAACTGATTTCGGAACATCAACTTGAAAGAAAGTATCGGTGTTGTTTATATCAGTAATAAAGTTAAATGGATTGTTTTCCAGGCTGTTGGTTTTCAAACCATTTAAAGCGGCATTGATGCCGACAGCATTGAATATGCTTACCGGAATAAAGTTAAGATCATAGCTCAGATGATTCGCATATACCGTTACAAGCTGGTTAATCGGCTTGCTGATTTTATAAATTCGAAAGGCTTGGTAGCCATCTTGATAGTTTGGCTTTGCAAGTATGATTCTTGATGTTTTTATTTCCTCATAAAACAGTCCAGAAGTCGGATAGACCAATTCAAGTGAATATTCGCCGTTTCTTTCTTCAGAAATTTCACAGCTTAGACAGTCTATCAGCCTGCCAATGCCATTTGTTATAAAAGTTGTAGCATTTTCGCTGAACAATACCGGTATCATACTCTCCACCACCTCGGAGTTATCTTAACTTCCGTAAAGTCGGTGAATGTTATTTCATTTTTACCAGTTTTTAAAACCGGAAAATCAGTCAATGTGACGTCATTGTTGCAGTTTACATTATTGTTGTAGCAGTTCATAGCTTCACAGTCTATTGTCAATGAGGTTTGAGATGTATTGACCGTCAGTTCATAGTCGCCGATATTTAAAGTTCCGTTACCTTTGACAGCGATTAATGGCTTGCTGTCAAAAAAAGTGGGATTAGTTAATATATCACCACTTGTTATATTTACTTCAGTTAAACCACTTTCAAGATAAATTTCCGGTCTGCAGTTTATACTCAGGGTAAATACAGCTTTGTTTCTGTCTGAATCATCAAGCTTGAAGCTGTCGTTTCTGCCGATTCTGAAAACTCCGGCATGAACTGAATCCTTTAAAACAAAACCACCTTTCAGACTCATAAGGTAGTTTTTAAAGTTGTTAATGTTGGTCTGCATATCTTTGATGCAGTAGCATTCCAGACGTGCCGTGAAGCTTTTGAACCGATTGTTGCTGACAGTCAAGGCTCCGTTTCTACCGGCGATTTCAATGTATTCAACATCTTCAGCTGCACTGTCAAACAGATTGCTGTCAGCCAGATAAATACCAAAATCGGAAGAAGGTGTATTGTTTATCGTAAATATTCTCATCATGCAAACACCTTCCTTCCTGCATTTATTTTATTCATTATCATATTTTCAACTTCTTCAGCTATTTCTTTAGCGCTCTGATTGTCCTTTGCATAAATATTGAAGTTAAAGCCACCGTAATTTGTAGTTGACAGATTATCGTTTCCAAAATCAGATGATATTCTGCTTCTGCCGATCATATTTTCAGCGCTTCCTAAAGTCATATTTGAAATATCATCCATTGCTCTGGTTACGCTTTTTGTATTGGCTGTAATGCCAACTGCTATACCTTGAGGTATGAATCTGCCTATTTCCTTTTCCATCAGTTTTGATGGTGATTTTATACCGAAGAAAGTCGCAACACCTGTAAAAGTTTTTTTGGCAACATTTTTAGCCGCATCTACCGCACTGTCTGTTTTTTTGGTTATTCCTTTTACGATTCCGCTAATTATATCCTTGCCCAGCTGAATCCAGTCAGTGTTAACTATTTCATTCCAAATTCTTGTTACCAAATCACCGGCCGCTTTTAATAATTCCGGAATTGCTTTCACTATTCCTTCAATCAGTGCCGGTATTACCTTAAATCCAGCCTCTATTATCTGAGGCAGATTATCAACAACTCCGGTCACAACAGTTTCTACTATTCTCGGAACATAAGATACTAGATAAGGAAGCTTGTCTAATAAGCCCAACACCAAATTAACTATCAGGGCAGCTCCTGCTTCTATTATCTGAGGCAGAGAATCCATAATTCCTTTCTGCAACCCTATCATCAGCATAATGGCTGCATCTGTTAACTCCCAAACGTTATCAACCAGTGTTTTTGCAAATCCGGTTATCATTGGTATGGCCTGTTTAACGAATTCTGGAACTTTTTTAGAAATTCCGCTACTCATTACTTTTACCAGTCTGGTTATGGTTTGTAGCAGCAGAGGGATTGCACTTAATAAACCGGTTGCCAGCCCTTTGATTAAAACCGGTCCTTCTTTGATTAAAACCGGTATCAGATAATTAATAATCGTTGTTAAAGCTGTCGGGAGTGTGGTCAATACACTTACTAAGGCTGGCACTATGTTTGCTGCAAAACTGGCAACACTTTCTATTAGATTAGATAATGATTTCTCAAAATCCAATATTTCCATGCCCTCTTTGCCAACCATCGAAATTGTTGCCAGAACATTTGAAAACGCACCTTTCATCTGGTTCAGTGAGCCGCTTATTGTATGACTTGCTTCTGCTATGGTAGTTCCGGTAATTCCCATTTTACTCTGAACCTTATGAATTGCCTCGACCATTGTGGCAAAGTTGATTTTTGACAGCTGCGCTACATCTGTCAGTTTATAGCCCAGCACTCCGCTGTCGTTGATAAGCCGCATCATCTCGTTGGCAGTGCCTTTATAGCCTAATCTAAGGTTATCAAGCATTACGTATGAGCCA